TTTATTTTTATTACCAGCAGCATTAAAACATTCTGGTACTTTGTGCTTTACACCACCCGTAGTGCTTATCTCTTTAAATTTAATACCTATCTCAGCTCTGCTACATACACCTCTTATCATTGCGTCCTTTGGACCAAGAGGTTTGTATTCCGGGTTTTCTAATAAAGTTGCTATAGTTCGTTTAGCTCCTTCAGTTTGTATATTGTGTATACATTTATAATAGTCACACCACACAACTTTAGCATACTTTGCTTTGAACTCTTCAGCAGTCATGCCTTTAGGTAACTTATCTTCTATCTTATTATCTTTGGGTTCAGGTGTATCATAAAAATATGTTTTATTCTTTTGACCTGTTGTTTTTTTATAACCTTTAGGTGCTGCCATTTCTATTCTCCTTCACTGAGTATAATGCAACGCAAGCTGCATCAGCATAATCTTGTTCGGGGAACTTGTCTCCCCACTTTTCTATTGCATATTCCAGTATATCATCTTTTGTAGCTTTACCGCTACCTAGTATTTGTTTCTTCCAAGTACCATTATCAACTAATGTTGTTGGTATATCACTTAAACATAGTGTTCCCCAAACAGCCCCAACTACTTCTGATAAAGTACGCACTACATTTCTGTTCTGTGCAAATATGGGTTCTTCAATTACAGCGTAATCTACAGTATCTATATCAATATCTTCTACTAATATTCTAGCAAAGTTATCCATTAGTTCTGGAAATCTATCTTTAAATGCTTTTTTAGTATTACAATCGGCTTTGTAAATGTTAAGTAAATTTTCATTTTCATCTAGTATAACAATATGAATTGCTTTACTAGACGTGTCTAGACCTAAATGTTTCATAGTTCTATTGTAGAGGTATGTCTTCCTTAGTGATCTGCCTAGATGTCAATTTATCAAAGACTTTATCTTCTAATGCGTCTTTTTTAAATACGGCTATAGTTGCCCCTACACCTACTGCAAGTGCTCCTACTACTGGTAAACTCTTTACTATTCCTTTTGCTATATCTTTACTCGTCATAAATTTCTCCTTTTATTTATTCTCCTTCTAAAATTTTCATACCTAATGCAATTATACCCCCAATAGTTGCGGTGGATACTTCGGGCATCTCATGAAATAAACCTACTACTGATAAAATAGTAAGGCATGCTATTGCTAAAAATATCTGTGGTCTAAATTTTCCCATATTAATATATTTCTCCTATTATTATTATACTAAGTTTTACAGATTTTTATCAGTCCGTAGTGAAACAATTCTAGAAAGAGTATTGTAACACTGGCTAAATGTATTTAATCTGCCTTCTTCATATCTAAAACTAGTTTCTAATTCTACTTTTTTCTTGAATAAGTCTTTTAGATGCTCATGTGAAGACATGATTAATCCTCTAGCTTCATCTCTAGTGGGTTTCTTACCATCATACGCCGACATAAACTTTGCAAAAGCAGCATTATATTCTTCATCAAAGATAGCTGAGATAGCTCCTACTTTAGCTCGTAGTGTAGCCACAACGTGTTCTAGTATAGCTTTACCCCCACCATATATAGTTAGTAGTTTTTGTAATTGTTGGTTTGATGCAGAACTAACATCTGCCCAATCAACATCTTTTTCTGCATCTAAAAACTCTTGATTAAATTTAATCCATGGCACACTAGGAACAGAGTCTCGCTCTTTCTTAGCATAATCCATTACATCATCATAACCCCATTTTCTTTTCATTATGTCCTCCTATTTTTACATTTACAATACCACATACCGGTGCATGTTTCAGGTTCTGTAGTCATTGTCATTATTTTTTCACATCGTTTTAGTATATCATCCCATACTTTTTTATCTCTGTCAACTTTAAATGCTTTTAGGTTTTGGTCATTCTTGTTTTCATACATAACCACACCGTAATCTCTATCAGTTAAATTAAGATATATTTGTAACTGTATCATATGTTCATGTTTTGGAGCTTCTTTTAAATCTCTAAAGTCTTCATCCTTTATAGTTTTTAACTCTAATAAGGCTTCTTCATGTTTATCATGTTTTATTATAAAGTCAATCCTACCTGATATTGGGGGGTCTTCATTTTTTATAGATACTTCATCATCGATATACAGTTCGGCTTTTTCTAGATACTTTTTCATACGTCCTTCAAACGTACCTCCATGGTCAAATATTCTTTGTATACGCGGTTTTATAGTATCCCAATCAAGTAAACCATTGTATGCCATATATAAATATTTATCACAAGGATTACCAAATACAGATGGATAAAACTTACCTTTGGATGGTGGACTGTTTTTTCTACCGAGCACATTATCTATAGATTTTAATAACCATCTATCTTGATTCTTAGTTCGTTTACCCCTAGAAGGAGTCATATTACTTATAGCTTCAATTCCTGCCATATTTTTGCCTTTATATCTTTATATGTTTTTTCTTTTACATGCACGATTTCATATCCAGCTTCTTTTAGATACTCATCTCGTAATGCATCTCTTTTTGCAAAGTGTCCAAAAGGACCGTCTGCTTCTATTATAACATCCATTTCTGTTATTATAAAGTCGGGTACATACTTACCTACAGGTGTTTGCCATGTGTAGCGTAACCCCACTTCATCAAGCACTCTCGCTATCAGATTTTCCTGTAAGGTATGACTCTTTCGTGGCATCTACAAGTTCCTCGTATTCTTTAGGGTTTTCTTTAAACCATGTAACAACATTGTTCATACCCCTAAAATTAGCAGTTTTATAATAATACATAGCACCTTTTTGTTCAATAATGTTTTCTTCTAATGCTACTCTTACATAAGTTTCAATCATGTCTATACCACCATCAAACTTAAATGGAACTATAGCTTGTTCAAACTTCTCCCCACCAAACTTATCTTTTAATAATCTAGCGTTTATCTCAAACCCCATCCTGTCTGACATGTTCTTTGAACCACTTTTACCCGGTTTAGTTAACCAAGAACCTCTAGTAAAATGCATACAACAGTGTGAAAAGTATTTTTGACCTTCTCCACCCGGCATTGTATCCATCATTTGTACATTACCCATGGTGCCCCTAGTCTGATTAATAGCTACAAAAGCCCCACCGTGTTTCAGTTCAGGTATAAGTCTCATCAACATCTGATTCCAAGCTCTAGACTGCCATGCAATAGGGCTATGAGCTACTCCATCTTCATGTGTAAAGATATCATTAGGTACTAAACCTGCTACACTATCTAGAACTACTATATCTGCTCCTGCTTGTAAAGAGTTTCTAGCAGCTTTGAATGCTTCCTCTGCTGTGTCGGGGTCGTAAACTAACATTTCTTTAGTATTTAATCCGCTCTTAGTCATCCAATCGTTATCCCATGACTTCTCTAAGTCAATCCATACAGCTACTCCACCATCTTCTTGCACAGTTTTACATAGTTGTGATGCTACATAAGACTTGCCTGATGAAAATCCACCAAATAAAAGAGTAAATCTTTTTCTAGGTATACCGCCGTGTGTAATTTTATCTAGTTGTGGAATATTAAAAGGTATCTTAGTGTACTCAAAAACTGTATCATCTCCAGTCGTAGCTTTTACTTTTTTATCATTTAGTAAACTATTAAATATTTCTTTTGCATTTTCTCTCATATTAAATCATCGCCTTTTTCTATTCGTTTTTTCATATTTCTTTTTTGTATTGCTTCCGCCCATGCCATACATACTGCACCACATTGAATAAGTTCATTATATAACTTAGGTGTATTTTTTTCGTATACTTCTCTGGCTACTTCTCCAAACTCTTCTCCTAAAATTACAGTCCAATGTTCATCTGAGTGATGTATTTGTTCACCCCATTTATCTTCTTGTGATTCTCTTTCTGCTAAGAACTGTTCAGTAACTATAGCTCTTACATGCTCAAGCTCCATCCTTCTTCTTACCTTTCTTTAGGATGTTCCTAATTTCACCATCTACTTTATCATGCACCGCTTTATAGGCTTTGTCTAAAGTTAATCCTGCTTCTTCTAATTGTTCTTCTATTGGTAACTCAGTATCAATGTCATGAATCTCCATGTCCATTCTTGCATACTGATTGGTTTCTAATGGACCTACTCTAAATGTAAATCCTAATTTTAATCCTACTTTCGCCATTTATCTAATCCTTGTTCTTTTGCTAGTTGTTGTATTACTGTATACTGCCTGTTTCCGTCAGTATGTATTATGGTTTTATTTATTTTGCTTCTCCATCTATGCCCATCATCATGCTCGCCTGAATATCTCCAGTTACGGTCATAAGTGAAAACAGCAGCTTGGTCAGGTCTCCAATCTTCAACTAACACTTGATACATTCCTACTAGTTTTATTAATAAACCTACCTTTGTAGGTGGGTATCTTTCTTCAGATATAATTCCCATATACCATCTTAGATGAGTCGCCACAGTTAACGTATAATTTTCTTCACTTCCTCTATCTGCAATCTTATAAATTGTATCAAGCACTATTTGTTCAGGTTTCATATCTTTATTAATAGTTGGACATGCATTTAGTATTTCTTCTATATCAGACCACTCTGCATTTATATCTAGTAAGTGTTGAAAATAATCTCTATCAAATTCTGCTGTTATTTTTTTTAACATTTCAGAGGTCAACTTATTAGCCCCTTTGATAATTGTCATTTGCCATTTCCAATCATCCTTATGTCCTGATACAAACTCTATTGCAGCCACTATACTTTCGTCTTTAGTTAAAAATACATTAGTGGTAAATGGATACCCTACAGGTAATATTTTATTTAGTAGTGTTGTCATCTATTAATTCCTTAGCTATCAACATATCTATATATTGCTTTGCTTTGTATAGGTCTTCGATACCATTTTCTTTATATCTCCACCTTGTGATATATTTTATCACATTTCCCTCTGCAAAACCCATCTGATTGTCATGTATGTAATCAAAAGGTTCTATGTCAAAGTGATAGTGTACAGGGTCAGTAGCTTCTTCTATAGGTTTATTATATGATTCTGTAAAACTATACTTTTTATTTTCTTGTTTAGACTTATTTGGTGTTTTATCTACTATGTTTTTTATACCCCACTTTACCAACTGTCTATATTCTTCCCATGATAGGTGTGAATAATTTTCATTATAATCGTCCCACATACCTTGTGTAAAATCATATGGGGCTTTTGGGTTTTGCCATCCTGCTGTCATTTATATCTCCTCTATCGGTGTTAATAAGTCTTTCATAATTACAAATATAGGTGTTCTATCTCCCATCCATGCTCCTTCAGTATTGTATTCAAAATATTC